CAGCGGATGCTTTCTTACGTGTCCGCTAACCGGTCCGGGCATAATGCGCGGTGGTTGCCCAGGCGTAAGTCTGCCGATGCTATTTTGCGCAAGGACAATAGTTTGCTTGTTGCCCGGGCTCGGGATCTGGTCCGGAACAATACGTATGTAGACGGGGCTCTGGATAAGATCGTTGCTAATGTTATCCATCTGGGCATCCGTCCGCAATTTGTCCATGCCCGTACCGGCGAACCCCTGAACGGCCTGGAAAAGAAATGGAAGACCTGGGCTGAGAAGATCGGGTTTACCGAATTACAGGGGCTGGTCCTGCGTCACTGGTGGATCGATGGCGAAGTGCTGGCCCATGATTGGCTCGATGCTGACTGGCTGGCAGATGATGTCTGTCCCTTGCGTCTCACCCTGCACGAATCTGACATTTTGAACGAAACCATTGACGGCTGGATCTCCGATACCCAGTACGCCAAACGCGGGGTTGTCTTTAATCTTAAAGGCGATCCCACCGAGTACAAGTGCTATACCGCCCACCCCGGCGATTATCTGCCCGGGCAGCTGGACACCATCACCTATCCTGCATCCCACATGCTCCATTTTTTCACGGCCAAGCGTGCATCACAAACACGCGGTGTTTCCCGTCTTGCCGCACTCATCGAAGAAATCCACGACCTGGGAGAGTACCAGAGTTCCGAGCGCATTGCCGCACGGCTGGCCTCGGCGTTTGGAATTTTCGTTAAGTCTTCAGAGTATGGGGGCATGGCCGTTAATCCCGTGGGCGGTGTTGATAATGGGGCTGGTGGTGCCGTTCCGGATTCCGAGCTGGGCGATTATATCGAGCCCGGACGTATCCAGATGCTCCCCCAGGGGACAGAAATCCAGGTAGCCAAAAGCGACCGTCCGGGGTCCACGTATGAACCATACGTCAAAAACTCTCTCAAGGGCCAGTCCGTCGGGTTCGGCCTTCGTTACGGCAATTTTTCCCACGATTACACCGAATCATCCTACTCATCCGAACGCTCGGCATCTCTGGACGAACGTCGGGGATGGACGGGTCAGCAGGATCTTATCAATAGAAAATTGAACACCCCCATTGCCAAGAAATGGCTGGCCGTCATGTTTGCCGTGGGCTTGTCCGACGACCTGCGCCCTGAAGATGTGGCCGTAAGCTGGCAGAATCCCGGATGGACATGGGTTGACCCAACCAAGGACTCCAAGGCGTCAGTCACCGAGCTGGACATGGGTGTCACCACCCGCCGCAAAATCTGCGCGGCCAAGGGTGAGGACTACGACGAAATCAGAGATCAACTGCTCCGCGAAGAACGGGAGCTTAAAGAACTGCGGGAGATACGCAATGACGCTGAAAACACAAACTAGGCCCACGCGGGTATGTCTTGCCGCTCCGGGATCTCCTGGAGCCACTGAGGCCAAACAGGATTTTTTGTCCCGCTGCGCCCAGGCCAAGACCGCTGACGGCATGAGCGAGACGCAGGCCATGTCTGCCTGTGCCGGGGCCTGGAACAATGCACGGCTGGCTGAATTTATTGACAACAACCGGGTGCGGTTGTCCGGGGACACCAAAGTCACCCTGGAGGCCGCAACCGAGGGCAAGCCCCGCCGGTTTTCCATGCTCGGGTATACGGGCAAGGTGATTGACTGGGGATACTGGGGTAAATTTGTTATTGATCTTGCGGGCATCAAAGCGGCCAAGGAGACCATGCCCGCCCTGCGTCAGCACGATGTTTCCCGCATTGTTGGGACCATCGACACCACCGAGGCATCGGATACCGGGTTCATGGCCACGGGGAATTTCTCCACCGCCACGGCAGAAGGCCGCGAAGTGCTGGCCCTCGCTGACGAGGGGTTCCCATGGCAGGCGTCCATCGGGGTGCAGGCCAAAAAGATTTTGGAGATCGCCCAGGGATCAACCCATGAGGTTAATGGCCAGACCGTGGAAGGCCCTATATCTGTTTGGATGGAGTCCGAAGTCTTTGAAGTATCGTTTGTACCGTTTGGGGCAGACGACGACACAGCCGCAGTCTCCATGGAGAGACCGGCAGAACAACCCGCCCCCAACGGGCAGGAGGTAGAACTCATGAACAAGAAACTCAGAGCACTGCTCGAACGTCTGGGCCTCTCTGCCCAGGCTACTGATGTTGAAGCCCAGGCATTTTTTGACGGCCTGGACGCTACTACCATTTCCCTGGCTATGCAGGAATCCAAGGCCCCTGCAGCTCCCGCACCGGCAAAGACCGAACCCGTACAGGCCGAACTCTCAGCCGCCCAGGTCATGGACCTGCAGAGCCGTGGTGCAGCCTTGGGCCTCGCCGCTGAAAAAGTCACCGGATGTATCCGCGACAACGTGAAACTCTCCGCAGCCCAGGTGACAGAGAAAATGGTCGAGCTGGCTATGGCCGACAATCCCCCATCCACTCCTGCATCCGTAATGGGTGGTCGGACCGAGATGGAAAAATTCAACACTGCCGCCGAACATGCCCTTTCCATGCGTTGCGGCATCAAGCTGGAAAAGGTGGAGCCCGGTGCCAACGACCTGCGCGGGATGACCCTGCGGGAACTCTCCCGTGAATATCTCCAGCGTATGGGTATCAACACCCATGGCATGTCCAACATGACCCTTGCCGGGTCTGCTCTGGGCACCGTTCGTCTGGCATCTACCAGCGATTTCCCGAATATCCTCGCCAATGTTGCCAACAAGGTGGCTATGGATGCGTACCAGGAAGCCCCGTCTACGTGGCAGGCATGGTGCGCTACAAGCTCGGCCAATGATTTCAAGTCTGCAGACCGTGTCCAGCTTTCCGAAGCCCCGGCATTGTCCCTGATCAATGAAGACGGCGAATATACTCACGGGAAATTCTCCGAGTTCAAGGAAACCAACCAGCTGAAAACCTACGGCAAGGCGTTCCGTCTTACCAGGCAGGCGATCATCAACGACGATCTGGGCATGCTGACCCGCATCCCCCGCGCCTTTGGTGCTGCTGCAACCCGCCGCATCAATGATCTGGTCTATGCCGTACTCACCAGCAACCAGACCATGGCCTATGATGATGTTGCGTTGTTCCATTCCGACCATGGCAACCTTCCCAGCGCAGCGGCTCTGTCCGCATCGTCCCTGGGTATTGCCCGTGCTGCAATGCGCATCCAGAAAGGTCCCGGTGGTGCGACTCTGAATATCTCGCCTTCGTATCTGCTTGTGCCTGCTGCCCTGGAGACAACCGCAGAAGTGATCCTGCGTTCCGCCTCTCTGCCTGATGCTGACAAGTCCTCCGGAGTATACAATCCCTGGAAGAATGCGTTGACCCCTGTTGTCGAAGCCCGTCTGGACGCACTGAACCCCAAGAGCTGGTATCTCGCAGCGTCTGCCTCTCAGGTGGACACCGTTGAAGTCCTGTTTCTGGACGGCATCCAGGCCCCTGTCATTGAGGAAACCGAATCCATGAACGTGGATGGCCGTGAATACCTGGTCCGTCTTGATGTCGGTGTCCGTGCCCTGGATCATCGCGGGATGCTCAAGAACGTAGGCGCATAACCCAACCAGCAACCAGCCCGGATCTTGATCCGGGCTGATCCATAAAAGGAGTATCGATCATGGCTACAAATTTTATCCAGGAAGGCAAGCGTCTTGATTATGTCGCATCTGCCGATATCGAATCCGGGGATGTGGTTGTCCTCGGCACCAGGTGCGCAATCGCTACAGTGGATATCGACAACGGCGACACCGGAACAGTTGCCCTTGAAGGCGTGTGGGAAGTTCCGTGCAAGTCTTCGGATGTTATTGCGTTGTTTGACGCGCTGTACTGGGACGCGACCGAAGAAGAACTGACCAAAACTGCGACAGCAAATACGTACTTTGGCATGGCCGTTTCAGCCGCCGGAAACACCGTTGTGACAGTCAACGCCAAAATCTGCGCCCCTGCACAGACCTCCCCCGGCGCTGCGTTTTATGTTGTGGCCGCCGGTGAATTTACCACTGTCGGCGGGGATACTGCCGAGGCAATCACCGTGACCGGTGCGTTGGCTACAGATTTGGCTGTTGTCACCCTGCACACGGCTGGATCATCGGCCACGACCATAGTCACCGCATCCGCTGCCGCCGATGTTGTCAACGTCGTGTTTGCTGGCGATCCGTCAGACGATCACGTTGTGACGTATCTCGTTTTGAGAGCAGTTTAATCTACCAACCCTCCCTCCTTGCTATGCCCGGTCGCTCGTATAGGGCCGGGTAAATAAAAAATATGAGAGATTGGATGCAACATAATTTCAACCCACTGCATATATATTGCCGCCTGATGGACGTTGGCGTGCCTCATGCGCTGGCGTACCGGATCGCCGGGTGGTGGGGCAATGTGTATGACCTGTTGTTTTGGAGACGCAATTAAATGTCAGAAAACGGGCCATTGTGGGAAGCGTTGAACGATATCCGCGAGCGCATTGCACGCATGGAAACATCTCTGGCATCGTATACGGGACAGATATCCGAGCGGTGCGAGCGCAGGGCGGATAGGTTGAAATCTGTCGAGGCCCGGCTTGCAGAGTTGGAAAAAAGAGTATGGCTGATGATCGGGGCCGCGTCTGTGATTTCGTCATTGAGCACGGCAGTATTGACGGTATTGATGCAGCATATGGGTGTGTGAGGATTGATTGATGGCAGATTTTCTACCAGCTTTTGAGAAGATGATTATTGCCGAGGGTGGCTACAAGCTGCACGAGGTCGCACTGGACCACGGAGGCAGAACCTTTGCCGGTATCGCGTCTCGATACCATGCTGATTGGCCGGGGTGGGAATATGTAAATGCTGGTGATTTTGACAATCCGATCCTGATTGCACTTGTTCGGGAATTTTATGTGGATGAATTTTGGGCCGTTATCCATGGTGAAGAGCTACTGGAACAATGGGTCGCAGAATCTATTTTTGATTTCGCCGTGAATGCGGGAGCGAAGACTGCAATTAAGCTGGCCCAGGTCGTAGCCCGTACAGCCCCTGACGGCATTGTTGGCAGCAAAACCGTGTTGGCAATCAATGCCCTCAAGGCTGATGATTTTGTGATCCGGTATGCGCTGGCGAAGATCGCGCGGTATGCGAGGATATGCAATCGTGACAAGGGTCAGAGCAAGTTTTTGCTGGGGTGGATCAATAGGACGCTGGAAAACGCGGAGGCGTATTAAATGGATTGGATACTACAAAACTGGACTTTAATTGTGTTGGGGTTACTTATAATCGACAAAATTGTCACTGTGACTCCATGTAAATGGGATGATTTGATTTTTACCTCAATCAAGCAGGCGTTGCTTTCCGTGACAGGAAAGAAATTGCCAGTTGTATTTTTGGCCTTTGGCGTAGCTGCCCAGATGCTGATTTGTTTCCCTGGGTGCGCAGTCAAAACCATTGCGGATCTATCGCCGCGTGATCAGGCCATCGCAACGGTGGATCTATTAATTGATGAATACGTTGATCTGCACGAAGCATATGTTGTGGTGTTGCCATCGCTAACAGATAGCCAGCAATCATGGTGCAAAG